TTGCTGTAGGTGCTTTCCGATACGTTACTTACTTCGTCTTCTCTAAGACGCCGCAATACTCCGTTAACTAAGTTTAAATATGTCATACGGCTTTCTCATTCAATAAACTGCCAAATAAACTGTTTAACGCCCGACCTGAAGGCTTGTCTCCGTAAGGCGTTGCCATTGCCAAAGCGTATGCTTGATTTAGCTGAGCTACCGCATCTTGCTGCCTAATAATGTCTGAAAGCATTGTCGGTGCTTGTATGCGAATATCTCGTTGAGTCAACGGCGCAAAAGGCGTAACGGTTCTAGGCACACTTGCCATAGCGCCAACCCCAGCGCCTTTAAAAAGCTTAAACAAGTCGTTTTCGCCATCTTTAGCGCCATCGCCTTCTGGGTCTTTTGTTTCCGTTTCTGTGTCTTTGCTTTTTGCGGCAATATCTGACATTTCAGCGTCTTTCTGAAATATCTGCTCTTGAGTTTCGCCGTCTTTGTCATTTAGATCGCCAGATTCGCCATCCTTATCTGACTCTGGATCTTTGAATGCTGACTCTGGATCGCCAATATCTTTTGTATTAGCTGTTTCGCCGTCTTTGCTTGACAACAAATCAACTACAATCTCGCCATCCTTTGTTGCTAGGTCAACATTTTCATCTTCGGCATCTTTGTTGTTTAGGTCGCCAGTTTCGCCGTCTTTTGTGGTACCTGCTTGGCTTTCACCATCCTTGCTGCCGATAACGTCAGAAATAACTTCAGTATCTTTTGTTGCAATTACGTCAGATTCATCTTCAGCATCTTTTGTTTCATTCAGGTCGGATTGCTCTTCCGCGTCTTTAGAGCCAGAATCATCAGCTTGATCCTCGCCATCCTTTGTAGCGTCCGTTTCTTCTTCACCATCCTTTGTGGTGTCGCCAATAGAGTCTTCCCCATCCTTGCTGCCTATTGAGGCATTAACGGATTCAGTCAAATCCTTGTCTTTTTGCTCTGCCTCTGCGTTAGGGTCTGGGGTAGTGTCTTTTAGGGCCTTTTCAGCAATATCTTTTGCTGTCTGCTCGGCATCCTTGTCTTTTTGCTCTGTTTCTTCAGGATCTTTAAATTCAGATTCTGGGTCGGCAATTTCTTTTTCTTTTTGTTCTGCTTCTGTTTGTTCTTTTTCGGTTGCTTCTGCTGTCGTACTGTCCTTATCTTTTGTTTCTTCTTCAGCTACCTGCGCGTCTTTTTCTTGCTCCTCTGCAGCATCATCTTTGTCCTTTTGCTCATCTTCTTGAGCTTCTTTGTCCTTTTCTTCTGTTTCTGTTTCTTCTTTATCTTTTGACTCTGCCTCTGTGTTTGAGTCGTCGTCATCCTTTTTTTGCTGTTCAGTTCTATTGTCTTTGCGGGCTTGCTCTGCCGCGTCTTTTGCAGCCTGCTCAGCTACATCTTTGGCTAAGGCTTCAGGGTCGCTAAAATCTTTGAGGGGCGGCTCAGTAATAACTGTTCCGTCAAAGTCTTTAAAGATGTCTAGTAATGCTGTTTCACCATCCTTGTCTGCATCTTTAATTTGAACATCAACATCTTCTGACTCAGCCTCTTGATCAGCGTCTTTAGCGTCAGCGATTTCGCCCTGTGTTTCTGCCTGCTCTTCTTCATCTCCCGTCCAGCTGCCGTCCTCGTCTATGTTTTCCGAGTTTTCTTCGAGCCAATTCTTGCCTTTGTCTTGAATTGCCTCTGGCGCATTTGAATTAGCGGCGGCGGTAGCTGCTTTGTCTACAGCATCTTGACCTACATGACAGATACCATTTGCATAATATCCACCAGACGCATTACACGCTTGCCTTTCTGCTCTTATTTCTGCGCGAGCAGCAGCGTTTGTAGCTCTTACCTCATCTAAATTAGGCGTTCCTATTACGCCTATTTGACCTGTGAGAAGCCCAGTGCCTCCTATTTGATTGCCGTATTGGTCAGTAACCGGTGTAAGTTCTGCCATTACTTGGCCCTCAGCTTCATCAGCTTATCAGCACCACGTATTCCAAACGATGCAGATACCGCCAGAAATAGTAGATACTGATACCAATCCGGCAAATTATCCAAAGCAGCAAAACTACTAGAAACACGCTGAAGAATCGCGGGGTCATCAACAATAACGCTATAACCCAAGCAAAAGAGCGGAACCGCCAATACAAGCGTCCAAAACTCGTCTTTCCAGCTACTGGCACTGGCCTCAGCCATCTTTTCTTCCCAGGTGGCTGTGTTACTGATGACCTGCATCTTTGCCTGATGCTTGGCTTGTGACTGCTCATGGCGATTGTTCATCCATGTCTTTGCTAACCCTGCTACCGGCCCTAACAGTGCTTGTAACATTAGTCATCATCCTTAACAAATCGGCCTTTCTCATCGCGCCTGCGCTTCCGACCTGTTAGTTCTTGGACTGTATCGGTTTCCCAAATACGAATACCTACCCAGATAATGGTAAATAGGGCAGAAAGTGGTGGAAGAATGGCAGAGACAGTGCCAATAACAGTACCGAAGCTAATTACATCTATTACTTGTTTTGTTGGTTCTTCCATCTTTAGTTTCCCGATACTGACGTAATAATGAATGTAATTAATAACCCGGCTATACCCACAAGAACTGCAATCCAAAATGACTTAATTAGTGCGTCTTTTGCTTCTTGTTGGGCATAAACCTCTTTCTGTCTCTGTTCTTGAACTTCTTTCATGCAGTTACGGTACTCTGTTACACCTTCATTACCGTATGCGTACTTCAATAATGTTATTAACTCTTTCTTTTGAGTTTCTATCCTTTTTTTTGCGGCAAACATTTGAGCCGCTTCTGCCTCTACTGAGCTTGCAAACACCACCTGTTTAAGTGGGTTGGTTCTTTTCTGCTGCCTTTTGTTTGCATACAAAACATCTGATGCGTGGCCTTGCCATCTGGCTACTACTTGAAACGTATCCTCGATGGACTTCCCTGCCTCGATAAATGCTTTGACCCCTGCGTATGCTTTCGTAGCTGCCGCCGCAGCTGTAATCGGGTCAATCATTTGTCACCTCGTATATAACGTAAGGATCACAATATGAATTAGGCCAAGGTAAATACCAGGTGTACGTTTGATCTGATTCGCTATTTATCTCCTTGTATTTGCAAACTCTGTAATGTTCTAGCCTCGTTCTGCTTCCAATAGCCCATGTGTAGGTGTAGGTATTCAAAACCAGATACAAAACAATCGTTTTCACGCTTTAGCTTCATTATCTACTCAGGGCTAACAAACACATTATTTTCAGAATCGTAGGTATACCCAATGCAAGCATAAACGCCTCTAAAGTTGTTGTTGTAACTTGTTTGAACCCATGTTCCTCCAAGAAGGTTATTGCAAAATGCCCGACCTATAGATTCCTGCTCTACGCCATCACTATCTTTTATGTCGTCATTAGAAACAACAATGACTCTTAAAACTACGTTGTCGCTATTTATCTCTGCAAAATGTGCCATGTTTATGCCGCTTGGAATTGATAACGAACAATAACTACACCAGAGCCGCCAGCCCTGCCATCTCTGTCATCCGCACCACCACCGCCTCCGCCCCCAGTATTTTCAGTGCCAGCAACTGCGTTGTTAGATGTACCTGACCCACCATTACCACCACCGCCAGAGCCTCCAGCACCGCCAGACCATGCGCCACCACCGCCAGCCCTAGTAACAGACGAGCCTGTTATTGAGCTTGCCAATCCGTTACCACCAACATTTCCTGATCCAGCGGCTCCAGCACCACCGCCACCGCCACCAGCACTTAAATGGGAACCAGCCGCCCCGTTGTTACCTTGACCAGCAGTTGCAGAACCAGCGCCAGAACCAGCACTTAATCCTTGCCCTCCACCACCTGATCCGCCATCAGCGGCATTACCATTACCTCCGCCGCCGCCGCCACCAACAGATGTAGTTAACAAAGAGCCAATACTTGAGTTGTTGCCCTCTCCGCCACCTCCGTTACCTGTTCCTCCACCGCCACCAGCGCCGACCGTTACGGTATAGGCTTGAGCAGACACGGAAACGCTACTTCCAGTAACGTAACCACCAGCACCACCGCCACCACCCCGACGATAGCCGCCACCCCCACCACCAGCAATTTGCAAAATATCTACTGTTGCGTCAGCGGGTGCGGCAGTAATTGTAAAAGTGCCACTTGAATTAAAAGTATGAACCTTAAAATTACCGTCTGTTGCAATACTTCCGCCTGTTGCCTCTATAAAAGCAACACCAGTATTAGAAGCCGCCGCCATTAACTTTAAAGCTAAACTCACGACATATCCTGTCCAGCAGTAAAGCCGTAGTATTTGGTTCCGCCATCATTTGTAAAGAACACAAATACATCAACATCACCACTTCCTGTGCTTAAAGTAGGGGTTGTTCCGCCAGACCACTTAACTGCCCCCGGCCATGTAATTGTTCTTGGCGAGCTATCTTGTGTGACGGTTAGCGTAAATGCAGATACCTTTCCTGAAGAAGCAGGATTGCTAAACGTATACGTTACGTTCTCACTTAATGTATGAGTAAAGTTATCGCCATCTCGCAAGTTGATAGTTGCCGCATTAGAGCTAGATGAAACTGCCGTGGACTCTTCAATCTTGCCATTGTCAAAAGTCACTACGCCATTAGCATCTGCTGTTACAACCTTAGAAGCTTCAGAGGTTCCTAAAGTAGTTACGTCAAGATAATTTATCTCTGTTGTTGTAGCTGTAACACCGTCTAAAAGATTTATCTCTGTAGCTGTAGACGTTACACCATCAAGAATATTCAACTCTGACGTTGTTGCAGTAACGCCATCAAGGATATTAAGTTCTGATGCTGTTGAAGTTACACCATCAAGAATGTTTAGTTCTGAGGTTGTAGAAGTAACACCGTCTAAAATGTTTAATTCAGTAGCAGTGGCAGTCACCCCATCAAGAATGTTTAGCTCTGCCGCCGTAGAAGTAATAGAAGATCCTGCAATCTGTAAAGTAGTTGCATTAACCTCGCCAGATGATCCGTAAATAACCGCTTTGCTATTTACAATAGTTCCTGCACTAGAACCATCTGTTAAGTTTATTTCTGACGCTGTAGAAGTAACACCATCTAGCTTAGATATAGCAATTGCAGCACTAGCATTAATATCGGCATTAACTATAACGCCAGATCCAATAGCGGCTACACCAGTATCAGCAATAGTAATGTCGCCAGATACTGCATTATCAATCCACTTTGATGTGCCAGTGTCGTAAAACAACAAAGCCGCATCAGCAGGAGAAGTAACATTGGTATCAGCTAGTCCTGCTAAAGTAGCTCCACCTCCGCCCGTTTGTGAATCTACATAAGCCTTTACAGATTGTTGACTAGGTATTCCTGTAGCAGAATTACTACTAAGGTCATCTTCATCTACAAACGACTTTCCATCTAAAATGTTTAGTTCTGCCGTACTAGCTGTTATCCCATCTAGGATATTTAACTCTGCGGCTGTAGAAGTTACTGAATCCCCACCTAAAGTAAACGTGCTGGAAATAGACAAGGTTGTAAAAGATCCTGCGGCAGGAGTAGCACCACCAATAACAATGTTATCTGCTGTACCACCATCTAGGTTAGCAGTAGTAATCGTGCCGAGGTTGCTTACAGTAGCGCCGTTAAAATTAACAGTGCCACTAGCAGTCAGATTGGTAAATGTTCCTGCGCCAGCAGATGAGCCACCAATCGTAGCGCCATCTACCGTACCTCCATTAATGTCAGCAGATGTAGCAACAAGGTTTGTAAAAGTACCGGCGGCTGCTGAAGAAGCGCCTATTACAGTTCCATCAATAGCCCCTGCGTTTATATCAACAGTGGGGATGGTAACTGTGCCGGTGAAAGTTGGGCCTGCCGTATCAGACTTGGTAGCAATTGCAGTCGATATAGCATCAAATTCTGTTTCAAACTCTGAGCCGCGAACAACCTTGTTGGTATCACCACCAGGAAGCGTGTCTTTAGCCGCAAAGTCAGTAGTCTTAGTGTAGTTAGCCATTGATAGTTCCCAGCCTGAAAAGAAGAAAGGGGGCCGAAGCCCCCGTTTGGATTAGGCAGATGGTACTGCCAAGACAAATCCAGCTTCAGGACGATACACCTGAACACCGTAAAGGGTGTCTGCGGTGTACAGAGTAGACAAGTACTCTTGCTTGTACTGAGTCTGCGAGCGAACGGCAAGTTGCTCTGCCATAACGACTGCTTCAGTGTGGAACAACAGTGCTGCGCGAGTGTCAACGCTAGACGCAGTGTTATCACCAGCAGCCTCAATGGTTCGGCAGTTGGCAGAAACGTAAACGTCTACGCCATACAAATTGCCAATCAAGCCGTTGTTGACTGTACCGCCAGAAACAAAGTCTGAAGACACATACCGATCAATACCCATAATCGCATTGCGCGTTGCGGGCGGAATGATCAGATTACGACCTTCCATCGGTACATTGTTGTCATCCATCTTCTGGATCATGTCGCGGAAGAAAGCATCCGTGAACTCATCACCAGCTACCAGGGTGTCATCAGTGTACTGAGTGGTAGTACCGTTGTCGTTAAAGAAACAACCAGTGTGCTGATAGTCAGTAGCAGCGGGGCTGAATACAACAGCGCCACCGTCACCAAAACCAGTACCAGCCGCGTGAAGGTCATTGTCAACCTGTACAGCCAATGAATAACCAGCGTCTTCAGTGTAGAACTGACGCAGAGATGACAGTGCCTGCACCTCTACGATGTCCTCAATCAGACGTGAGTATTCAAAGTGCCGGTTAATAGTAACCTGCAGCTCTGACTCTGTGTTGGCAATGATCGTTACCGCAGTATCAGCCGCCTTAGCGTTGGCATCACCACGAGTAGGCTTAGGGATATGAATAACGTCACCCTTCTTGCCATTCATAGCGATACGCTTGACAAGGGGAGCCATTTTCAAGTTCTTTTGATAAGAAGCAATAATCTCATCTGACCAAATTTCTGGTACAAATGTTGCCGCTTCTGTGAGTGCGGTATTACCGCCCGAGCCGGGATAAGTTGCTGTAGCCATGATAAATCTCCTTTAAGGCTATTTAACTCGACCCTCGGCGTATGCTTTCAATATTTCGTCAGAAAGACTTTGATAACGCTCTGGGTCGGTCTTGATCAGTTTAATAATGTCAGCGCGACGATAAACCTTCTTCCTTGACCCTTCTGCGGAACCGCGAGCGTTACCAGTAGTTGCAGACTTCACAGTATTCTTACGAGCTGCCAGTTCTGCGTTAGCAGTCTGTTGGACAACCTGATTACGTTCTTTGTAGAGCGTAAACAGTTCATCCGCAGCGTCATAGTCATACCGTTGATCGGCATCTACAAATAACTTTGTCCTAACCTTTGACCCCTTAATCCACTCGGCAAACTTAGGGTCTTGCAGTATCGTTTCCATCTCTGGGTGTTTGGACTTCAACTGTGCAAGAGTGGCCTGTTGTTTAGCCTGTTGAGTGTAAGCCTCCGCTTCCTTGATCTTAGGGTGGTTAGCAATACGGCTATCCACAGCTTTTTGAGGATCAACAAAGAAATCAACATCTTCGCTATCGTCTACTTGCTGTTGCTCAGGTGCTTCTTTAGCCGAGAGTTCTGTCTGGATGTAGTTGTCAACCACTTGCCGTAGTTCGCCAACCTCGTTCCGCTGCTTGCCTGAAAACTTTTCAAGTTCCTGGTGCATCTGTATTAATTCTTCAACAGACTTACCCTGATACTTTTCTGGTACTTCAGACTCTTGAGGTTGTTCCTCTAAAGGGGCCTCAACAGCTTCAATCGTTGGCTCTTCCGGTGTTGTGGTGTCCTCCTCATCTGGACGCTCATCAATAATTGTCGCTCTTGACATCACTTAACTTAGCCCCGCCTTATCAAAGGTTGTGGAGATATTTAAAGTTCACCCGCCTTTTGGCGAGCTTCCCTTCCTTTTCGTCCCGCTTCCTCATGCTCGCGTACCCACTTCATGTGGCGTCCGGGGAAATCCCCGGTAGATCCATCTAGCACGAACGGAGTCGCCGAAACGACCTTCGTAGCTACAGCGCCGCAACCGCACCTATGGGTTGTGGTTGTGCTGTCTACAAATTCTTCAAACAAATGACCGTTTTCGCACCTAAAGTCAAAAACCCTAATCATCTGTTCCTACCAAATCGTCATAACTGTTGTTTATTGAATCCTCAAACTGCAACAGATATACCAATACTTCTAGCTGGCCCTGCCTAAAAAACAGGTCTTCAGCGTCTTTTACCATCGCGACATTATTAATAGTCGCCGCGTTCGATGTCAACTCTTCGGTTAGTTGTTTCCAACCATCGCTTCTAAATAAATCAAAGTAATTGTTGTAATACTTTTCATCTTCACGATTCATCAGGCTTTCTTTTTCCTTCTTTTGCCAGATGCGGTGACCGCATACTTAATAGCTTTTGGCCCTTTTTTCTTGCGCTTTGCAGCTTCTTTTTCAGCTTTGGTCATCTTTGCGGCTACAGCTTTGGGCCTACAAGCTGGGTAAGGACGCTTAGATCCTTTGGCTTTTTTACGACCACACTTCTTGCCGGTCTTAATGTCTACCCAATCTTCTTTAAACCATTTAGTTAGGCCACCCTTTGGCTTAGCCATAAGTCCCGCCACGCTTCTTGTATTCCCGCACCAGCCACGCATTAGCGTAGGCGCTAGGATATACGTCAAATTTACGCTTGGCCGCAGCTTTAACCCTAGAGTAAAGAGCCTTGTTCTTTACATTATCGGGTATAGAACTTTTTTTCTTGGCTTTTTTCTTGGCCTTTTTCTTTGCAGCCATTACTTTTTCTTCTTCTTTTTCTTTTTGGGCGGCTTCGATTTCACCATGTACTTACCACTTCCACCACTTTTATAAGCCATAACAGCCTCCTATTTGCCTTTATGGACTTTCTGAATCTTAAAATCTGCTGATTGAGAAGCGCCTTTGTGCGGCTTGTATCCCCCAGGTGGATTCTTCATCAGCTTGTATTCTTTGCCATCCTTCATCCAATGATAGCCTTTTGGCGCTTTAACCTTCACTTTCTGCCTCCTTTATAGCTTTTTGCAAGGAATACTGCCGCTTGCAAGCATGGCACGATCCGCAAGTTAAAAACCCTTCAGTAGTCTCTTTAGGCTTTCTACACGACCAATACATTTTGCGCAACTCTTGGGGCATAGCAAAGTAAACACCCAAACTTCTTTCAAGCGGAGCTTTGCTCATGTAGTCAAATGGCGCAACCCATACAGGCTTCGTTTGTTTATTGATAAATAACGCAGAAAAAATGCTGTATGCCTCAGCACTTTCCTCTTTGCTCATGTTGTAGTCGCCAGTAAATACTGCGGCTACGGGTTCAGACATTGTTGCGATAACCCGACCAGCTTGAAACAAAGCCAAAGCCATGTCTCGACCGCCAGGATATTTAGCTTTATACGAGTAAAAACTTGATGAAAACTCAAACGGGCGTTGATTTTGCTGCATCCACGCTATGCTTTGTTGAATTGCATGGCCTTCTGCCTTAATCCTACCTTCGGAGTTATCAAGGTGAATTGAGTGTATATGAACATCAAATGAAGTATGCTCAAGAAGGCTCCAAGCAAGCGAAATACTATCCATCCCACCAGAATACATAACTATCACCTTATCCGACTTTCTTTTTAAAAGTCCGTGATATTTATGCGCTATATCAAGAGATTCTTTAGTTTTTAAGCGGTAAACGTCCTCTAAATTTGTTGTCACCACTTTTTGCAAGACCAGTATCGTGCTGTCAGTTTACTAGGTGGGTTTGTATCACACTTGTGCCTAGCCCGAAATGACTTACGCCTAGCCGGTTGGCTCTTTTTGATCGTCATCTTGGCATCACCAAATCTAATGGTCTTGGTCTTGTCCCCCACCTTCGCCACCACCACGAACTTCTTGGTCGGATGGTTCGGGGTTCGCTTCGGCTTGTTGTACCCGCTTACGCCCGCGCGTACCAGTTTTGGATCTTTTTTCGTAGCCATCAAGCCTTTCCTCAAGCTGGTCTAATTGCCGCCTCAAGTCGTTCAACTGCTCCGTCTGCTTCTTGAAGGCTTCGTTGACCTGACCGAACAGGTTGTTGAGTTCCGTTTGTGTCATTAGCATTTTGCTGTTTAGTCCTTAGCTCAGTTTCTTTGAGAAGTCTATCCGCAACCTTGAGCCTTCTTTCAAACTCTTTATCATCTTCATTACCTTCTTTCAGGTTTCTGGTTACAGCATTAACAACGTCTATCTGAAGCTCTTGTGGAGCTAGCTGGGCCTCAACTGCCAGCTTTTGCGCGCGAGCCTGAGATTCTGCGGCCTGACCGCTTAGTGCCGCTGTTTGACTTTGTTGCAGGGCTACTTGCGCCTGTTGCGCCATCATTGCCATCTGCTGAGCTTGAGGATTGGGTTGTGCCGCTTGTTGCATAGCCGCAATCAACTGCTCACGGTTATTGAGGTTCATGTTTTCAATAATGCTTTGCATCAGTATTGAATAGGCAGGGCTGTCCTGCTGCATTGTCTGAAGCAACTGCACTAACTGCGAAACCTCATACTCTCTGGCGATAATCCCCAAGGTACTGGTAGCAACAAACTTATAATCCGCTACGGGGTAATTCTCAGGGTCAAACTGCATATAACGGTGTGCAGCCTTGGTTACAAAGGGCAGGAGGAAGGACTGCTGGAAGTTAATAAGAGTACGCTTATGACGCTTGATAATAGCGCCGAGAGACATACTGATGCCAGCGGCCGTTGCTTCACCATTAACCTGGCCTGCAATTCCAGCAGAATCAACCGCCCCTGTAGCTTGTTGTACCATTTGTTGTAACGCAGCGGCTTGACCAAACGTAATCTGGCTGACTTGCCCAAAGTTGAACGGCTGTAATACCTCACGCGGATCTCCGTTAGTTAAGATCATCTTGCCGGGTCGAACTTCCGGTTTAGCGCCTCTAGGAAGTCTTGTAGCATCAACAGCGAGCATTGGGTGGATAGTAAGGCTCAAGGCATCAATTCTTGCTCTAAGCTCTGTATCCAATGCTTTTTGGCTGTTATAGCCTTTTTCACAGACACCACGACCCCAGAATCGACCGGGGACTACATCCCACGGAAATGCTACGACAGGGCGGTCGTTCATCATGTAAGGGTTGGCTTCAGCCTTGAGTAGTACGCCACCATTAGCAATCACAATAATTGCCTCGACATACATGGAGTCTTCTTCTACCTCGACATCTTCCTGCTCTAACAGCTCTTTAGGCACAAGGCCGTAGTATTTAGTCAGGCGAACCTTGTCATCGTTGTAGATGGTCAGGTCTTGATCGGGTTCCAGATCAGTATCTGGAGCGGCAGATTCGATCATTGCCTCACGATATACACCCTGTTCCTGAAGTATTTCGACGCTATGGCGGCTGACAAACTCATCGACCGCAACACCGTAGGCATCCTCAACTGAAGTCGCTACAGGGTCTATTAAAAAGTTTTGAGGTAATACCGGCTTGAGCTTTACGACTACGCGGTCGGTAATGTTGACGCCAACAGCCTGAAGGTCACCACCCATAATAGGCTCGGTGGCGGGAGCCATTTCCTTGATTTCTTCTAGGACAACCTCACCAACCCCTGTACCAAATACGGCTGAATTAATCAGGCATTCCGCTACAGCTTTACGGATCTTGCAGGTTTCAAAGTCTTCAGAGAGTTTGTTTCGTAAAAACAAAGCATCTTGCTTTTGTGCGTCAACTACATCATCAGCAATATCAAAAAATTTGCCACGACCAAATGTAGCTTCTTCCAGTTCTGCGACATTTGACTCTACAGCCTGCTGCAAAGCTGGGGAAATAATCCTTGAGCGTTCTGACTGTCTTTGGGAATCTTCTGGACTCCACTGACCACGCCAAAGTCTGTAGTACTCATCAAACCGGTCTTCATAATTGGACTCGTAATAATCGCGCCAATCATCACATTTGTTAATAACCCAAGCCTCAATAGACTGTTCGGCCATTAACGGGTCTGGGCTGTAGTCATCTGCCATTTTAGTATCCCGCTACCACATCCAAGATTTCGTGGTCTTCGATTTCATATTCATAGTCATAGGCTACTTCAGCCAACTGATCTATATACGCCAACGCATCAATCAGGTCATCATGCGTCAAAGCATCTGGAAACTGAAACAACTGGTCAAGGAACTTAACATTCCATTCGCCTTGATTTAGGGTGATATATCCGTTTTCAAACCGGCCCTGTAAGGCCCACATCACCCGGTCAGTCTTTTTCTTGTTTCCGTGCGTTAATTC